TCAATATCTACTTTAACTTTTGCTGTTTCTTTTTTTAATTGTGGAACATCACTTTTCTTTTCTGTATCTTTTCTTACAGAAGGTGCTGATACTACATCATCTTCAATAGTTATTCGTTTAGTAGATTTTGGTTTCATTTGAGGTTTAGGAATTTTCTTTTTAGATTCAGCTTTTACTGCTTTAGGTTTCTTTTTAGCTGTTGTCTTTTTAGATATTGTAGGTCCAAGTTCAGGCGAGGGACGAGGAGAAGGTTTAGATATTGTAGGACCGAGTTCAGGCGAGGGCAAGCGAGCAGATGTTTCAGCTTTAGCTTTTCTTGCTCTTTCTTGCATAGATATAACTTTACGTTTTCTTTTTTTTCCTCTTGCTATGTTAGACTGTTCTTTAGCTTTAGTTTTTGGAACTATAATATCTTTAGCTTTAGTAAGTATTCCTCTTCCTAATTTTCTTTGTTTTTCAGATACTCTTCTATTAATTTCTGCTCTTGCAGAAGCTCTTGATTTTTTAGTACCTTTAGTATCGTTAACCATCTTATTTAATTGATCACTAGTTAATTTACTTAAATCCATAGTCTACCCCTTAATATCCAAAAACAGAATCTTGAATGTCATTTGTTTGTTCTTTACCTTTAAAAAATTGTGGTACAAAAGGTCTGCTACTTTGTTGCGTCATTAACATATATCTTAATGCATCATAAGCATGATCTTCTGCTTTTGTATTAACATCCTCGCTATTAGTTTTACTAAGAGGAAGCGTTGGTAATGTTCTAATAATATTTGTACAAGTATTAAATATTCTTAATTTTGGTTCATTATCTTTAGTTAATTGTAATCGTTTATGAACTTCTTGTTTTCCTTGCATCCGTTCTGAATTAGAAGGAATCCATCGTAAACCTTTTTCAATCATACTAAGAGCTATACTTTTTCCCATTCCTAATTTATTCCAACATGATTTATCTAAAGTTGAAATATACATTGGAGGATCATCTGCTTCTAACTCCATAATATACTCTGCTAATTCATCTGCTGTTAATCGAGTTTGGTATAGTTCCCTATAAATCCAAATACAACCATCCCAATCAATTGCACCCCATAAAACACAAGACGGACTACTAAATCCATAATCACAAGAACGAATCCTAATCCAATTGTACGGAAGCTCAACTGGATTTATAACATGATGCTCCTGATTAAATTCACTAAAAGCAGCACCTTCACTAACATTCCAATCTCCTTCCAGTAATCTTCTACGTTGTACTTCTGGAAGAGACATTAACATTGTTTCATAAGTTTCATCTTGCACTAGATAAGGATTATCTGTTAACCGTGCAGGAATAAACTTACGAAAAAATAATGGCTGTCCTTCTTTTGTATGCCCCCGACTATATGTTAAAATTTTATTTGTATCTGTATCGGTAGCCCAAAAAGATTCATTTGGTGGTGCAGGGTCAATGAACATCTTTTTAATCCAATGTCCTCCAGCCCCACCCGGATTAGCTGTTGCTCTCATATACGTATTTATAGAAGTATCTGTAGTACGTAAACGAGAACGTAAATAATTCCAAACAAAAGGAGAGGGATAATGCCCTAGTTCATCAATCCCAATCCAAGTAAATGCCATGCCTTGATAACGATACACATCATCATCTTGATCGACATAACTAAATAAAGCGGTAGCTCCCGAAGGAAATATCCAAGTCTTAGTTGATTCTTTAAATCGAGCAGAAGGAAAAGCTCTTGGATATATTTGCTTACTTTTATCTATTAACTCTGTCAGCTCTGCTAAAGTTCTTCTCAATAACAAAGCACGATGATTACCATTACTTGCGTAGCGTAGTAAATCCATTAACATTGCATAAGATTTACCGCCACCTGCTGCACCACCATAAAGAACTTCTTTTTCAGGAGCAGCTAAAAATTCATACTGTGGACCTTTATTAGGAGAAAAAACAACTTCACTATTTTTCTCTGCCTTTTCTATACCCTGATCAACAACACCTTTAGATTTAGTATCTAATCGGTTTCTTTTATTTTCTAACTTAGCAAGTTGTTTCTTCTTATCTCGAATTGCTTTATTAGCTTTTAATTTTGCTTTAGTCTTACTACTATAATTATATTGTCGTTTCGGTTTCTGATCTATCATCTCTAGGGTCCGATAATACTAATGTTTCTTTAACCATGCTACGAGGAATATACATTACTCCACAAATATCATCTCCCCCTATTGTTTGTGCAACTGCAACTATATTATTATCATCTCGAATAATCCAACCTACTGAATGAACTACTGGTAGCTCTGCTTCCTTTACTTCTGAAGTATCAACCCATCCTGATGAGCTTTCTGCATCAATCCATTTAACACAAACAAAGGATCTATCCATTATATGCTACTATTTCTTCTTCTTTCTTAGGAGGAAGTAAAACAACACCATGTACTACTTCTGCTCTAATGTCAATTTCTTGTCTTTTTGTAATACCAATACGATCTAAGATGTCAGCAGCTGCTTTCATACGTACTTCCATTTGACTGGTAGGTAATGTTCCGTCAGCATCAAGTCCTTCTTGTATTCTTTGGGCTGACTTAGGAGCTGATCCTGCTAATGTCATCTTTGTACGTTCTATAATTTCATTTTTTACAGAATTTAACAAATTAGATCGTGATTGAGGATGATATTCAGCAAGTTGCATAGCTTCAATGACATCACCGCCATTATTAAATAGCTGATCAAGGAACTTTTCTTGCTTTTCTGTTAATTTCTTATTAACTAATACACTCATATTAAACCTAATAAGTTGGAGAAGGAGAGCTTGGCTCTTTTAACCGCGGAAGATGGCTAATGGATCGCATCTTTTATAATCCTTCTCCAATCTCATTTAGTAGAGTAACAAAGTGAAAGCCTCTTCTGTTTTTTTACAATATAAACATCGGTAGAATGTGACTATTCACTACTATGTATCTCCTATTATAGCACTCCTAAATGATTTGTCAAGTAAAAAATGCAACATTATGAAAAAAAATTAAAAAAACTTAAAAAAAGACTTGACAAATCTGTCAGGACGTGTATAATAGATACTTGTATCTTGTGCACCCTCCTAATACTTATAGGATACTTAAAGGTTGTTATCTGTATAACCCATTGATTCTATTAAGTATTTTCAATTACCCTTTTTTTCCCAAAAAATTGTGAACCTATGCGTATAGTATAGGGGGACCCCCTCCTGCCCCATGCGTACCCTATGACTCTCAGAATTTTTTTATATTTTCTATTCTGCTTACCATAGGACTAGCTAAAACTAGCGGAATACTGCCGTTTTTCTTAGCATAGTGGCGTCAATCATAACCAACTAGGTATCAAAAAGGCTATTTCTTGGCGATTATGTGGGAATACTAAGGCACCCTCCCGTGTCTGTTTTGTTAATAAACCCTAGGCACGATAGGTCTATTTAGGGAACTAAAGAGAACAAAAAAAGAGCACCCCTAAAGGTGCTCTCCGTTGCGTTATGGTTGCTAGTTTAGATGCCTTCGGAATACATGCCGGAACCTAAGAAATTAGGGCTTCTATTGAGTTCGCCAGCTACGTGGAATTTCCTGAACCATGCTTTGCTTAATTGCTCTTCGAATATCTCTGCTTTAGTCATGCGCTTAATCAGGTTCCCTGATGTGCTGTATATTTCATAGGTAAAATTAGGACTTATTGTAGCCGTGTATTTATCGGCTACATTATACATGGTTAGATATGCTTGGCGAAGTGTAGTCATTTTTAGATCCTCTGTTTTGTGTGTTGTTTTAATAAACAGAGACTAATGGTTTACCTAAGCATTGTCTATACCTAATCAACACAATTCTAATGTTTTTATAAGCTTCTAAAACCACCTTAAAATATTCTTTATTATCAATAACTTATGCACACAATGCACAAAATAGTTGATAGTTGTTTTTTGAGTTAGTAAAAATATCTTTATATTTCAACTAGTTACATAATAAAATTGATATGTGATTATTTTCCTGTATAATCCAGTTATTATGAAAAACATTCGGAAATATAAACAGAACCAAACCAAGCGCCAAAAAGGCTCCGATATTATAGGGCAAGTAGCGCAAACAAATTGGACCTGTTTGGTTTCAAAAGGAAAATGGAAGAGTAGGATTGGAACTATTTTGTATAAGCTGAATAAGTAGTTAGTAGGTAAAAATTTAATAGACCTTGCGGAAGCGATTAAATTCGGAACCCATTGGAAGCCAACAGGCAAAGTCTATCTGGACTTGATAGTTGCAGATATGACACACCTATCGGTTGCCAATGGGTTTTTTTTGGAGGTGCGGTATGACGGAAGTAAAGGCAGATTATAAAGTAACCATAACTTATCATCTGAAAAGAGATCTAACTGGTATTGGCTTCGGTAGTGAAAAGGAAGACTTTGAAAAGGAGCTAATGAAGGCTGCGGAAAGATCTGTGGGACATTATCTTATTAAAGCTGAAGTTGATACTTCAAGAAAGGAGTAACTATGCTGGAACAAAAGTATATTGATGAGCTAGAGGCTCATGCTAATAAGTGTAAGAAAACTTGGAAGCATCAGCAAGAGATGGCGGAAGGGTTCAAAAACTGGAACCAAACCAATAAAAGAAAATGGCCAGATCTATACGCTAGACATACAAGTGCATTGTATGAGCTAACTCAAATACAGGAAATATTTAAGCTCTTAGATCTTGAGTTTAGCTTTACAGTTTCGGAGGACTAATGGAACTAAGGTTTTGTGATGATATAGGTATGTTTGCATGGGATAGACCCATAGACAATGTATATGATACTAAAGGTAAATTACTTGCCTCTGGGTCATGCATTCATGCTACTGAGTGGTGCAAGCCAAATTGTTACAATGAAAAGCTATACAAGATGTATCCTAATATGAGAACTAAAGATATTAGGAATGAGTCACAATGGCAGAATGTAACTGGTAGGGAAATTAAAGCTATTCTTAGTAGAAAAAAGAAACCTACTAAGAGAGCTAGAGGCTGCACTAGGGGTGAGAACATAAAGGATTATGAGGATATTGAGAGGTGGGTTGATATAGCTACAGAAAATCCAGATACAGATTTTTGGGTTCCAATTAGAGGTTGGAGGGATATTTTTCTCAGAAAAGAAATTGAGAGAGTGTTATTTCCAATCTCTAACCTTGCGATATTAGCAAGTACAGATGTAACCACTACAGAAAAAGAGTGGCAAGAGTTAAAAGAAGCTGGCTGGTCTACTATGTATGTAGGAGATGACGAGCTAGAAAATACACCATTAGGTGAGAGAATGTTTAAATGTCCTAAGACTTTCAAGAAATTAAAAGGACATTGCGGCATATGTAAGGCTGGATGCTTTAAGTCTATAACTTTAGGACAAGCGGTAGATGTACATCTTAGCCAACATTGAGTAGTAACTTAGTAAATATTAACCATTAACAATGAGGACTAAAGATGTTTAATGTATTACAATTGATACCTGATGTGTATAGAGTTAGAAAGCACAAGAGGATATGGAATATTTATAAAACTGAGAATGGTTTTGTAATTAACCTAGGAAAAATTTATATATATTACAATACAGGTGATCCATTTCATTCTGTAGCTACGAGAATAACAGATATTGAGGGTGATGAATATGTAGAGAAACATTATACACCAGTAAGGGTTAAGATACTTGCAACTAAAAAGGTTAAGTTTACTACAAAGATGAAGAAAGTAGCTTAAGTATGAAACTAGAACCCTACTGTAGCTTATGCAAGAAAGGATATTTTGCTATGAATACTGTAGAATTTATTGGAGAACTAATTATAGTAGTAGGAATTATTAGTATATTAGCATTGGTTACAGTAGCTTTAACATTGTGGGTAGAAAGGATTAAGAATGTCTCACGAGATAAATGATAACATCAAAGATAATTTGCTTACTAAGTATCTGAATTTAGGGTATTCTTTTGATGAAGCAGTAGAAAAAGCAAAGAAAGAATGGGAAGATAAGTACGAATAGTTTTATAACAAAAAAGAAAGGACTAATAAAATGTATCATGAAATTGTAGGAGAACAATTCAAGTTACCTGAAGAGTTAGATTTTCCTATTGTGTTTCCAGCTACTCTCGTAGAGGACAAAAAGTATTTATTCAATGTGAATACTCATAAATACTTGGACGTAGTAGGATGTAGTTTAGCACAAGGATGTGTTTCGCATCCTGAATTTTACAGCAAAGTGTATAAAACCCTGATAGAAAATATGTCAGAGGATGATAAGAAAGATATGTTAATTAGGTTTCGATCAGCAAATAGAGGGTGCTGGTCTACAATGGAGGTACACTTTCCCAATGTAAAGAGTGAGATAAGTAATGATAAGTTTAGTACAACAACATATCTAAGAGGGATCTCTACACATGGGATCAATGGTTGTTTGTCCAATCAATTCTTCTGGGGACTGATAGACATCTTCTGTACTAATGGTTTAATCTCTGGTGAGTTTGAGAAAGTACGCAGAAAAAATACCAGTGGGTTTAGAATACTAAACTTTGTAGATGAGATACGTTCAGCAAAGGAACAGTTTGTAATTGAAACAAAGAGACTACACCAGTGGGCTAACACTAAAGTTTACAATCTTGATGTGGAGAATGTCTTAAAGAAACTTATGCCTGAAAGAAAAGCAGAGAATATGTACTTGTTATTCTTACAGGAAGCAAGTCAGAGAGGACAGAATATGTTTGCTTTACAAAGTGCCTTCACTAACTACGCTACCTATGCTGATGAGCGTAATGGGTTTACTCTTAGGCGAACAAAGAATGTCTCAGATACAGCAAATAAATCCATGTGGGCTAGGGAGATGGAGGTTAGCAAGTGGTTGTCAAGTAAAGAAGTAAAAGAATTAGGATCTTGAACAATGATTAGTTTAGCAAAACAATATCTGTTGTGGTTTTCATACCTACATGAGATGAAACTTAACGCTATGCTGCGTGATACGTTTGAAAATATCTACGCAGCAGAAGGATATAATGA